TTGTTTAATACAGGCTGTAAAATCCAGGCTTCTCATTTCTCACTCTCCATCTTTATAGTTATGGTCATCTTTGAAAAATTTTCTTCAAAGTATTGATTAGTGTAATGTAATATTCCTGTTATAGCTGCATCTTTTTCAGTTGCAAATCCTTTTGCAACAGTAAGATTATCTTGCTTTATATTCCATGTCCATTTAATCATTTTTTAAACTCTTCACTATTGACAGCTTCTTGCCAAGTCGGGTATTCAGCAACTAATTCGCAATCATTATTTATCCAACTAGAACCAACTGGACTAAATGTTATTCCTTCACGATTTATAACATGAATTGTGAATCCGATAAAAGTAACAACAAATACAGGATTATCGTGCTTTCTCCATGAAGGTATCTCTTTCTGTTTGTATATCTGTCCCTCCTTAATCATTTTTAAACTCCTTACTATTTACAGCTTCTTGCCAAGTCGGATACTCAGCAATAAGTTCACATGCTTTAATAACCTCCTCTAAATCCTTCATAGAACACATCATTTTTGAATCATCATTGTAAAGAATATGAACAAAATTATACTTGTTTATATATACAACAACAAAAGTATAGTTTTCCGTGTGTTTATAAACTTGTCCTTTCTTAATCATTTTTCATTCCCTTTCTCAAATATATTATCTTCTGTACCATACTCATCTGACAGATAGTTATAAATAATCCAGTCAGTTAGTACATCACTGAACTCTACTTTAGACAGTATGTCTTCAGCTACTTTTTTAGTTGCTACTAACAAATCTCTATCCCAATTATTGTCGTATGGGTTAGGTTTACCTGCTTTTTCAGAATCAAAAATAGCATCTTCTATTCGCTTTTGTATTTCTTTATCCAAAGCTTCTTCAAGGTTCATTTTTTCCTCCTTTTCTCATCATACAAGTCAATAATATACAACGTAAATAAAGCACTTGCAAGTTCAAGAGCTATTGTACTTAAAACTACTATAAACATTTAATCCTCCTTATCAGTAAATACTCCAATAGCTAACAATATGAAAGCTATTACAGGAAAAGTCCAAATTACAGCACTAACAGCAAATACTACTGTTCCTCCAAACAGTACCCATAACAATTTCTTACCAAACTTTTTTAATTTAACTGTATTCATTTATAATCTCCTTTAATTGTTCTTCAGTGCCTTCATATTCCAATTCCAAAAAGCCATTATTCCATATCTGAACAATAACTTTTCCGTCTCTTTCAATATAGTCAATGTAATACTCCTCATTCATTTTTAACCTCTATATCTACCAATAGTCCACACTCATCAATAATGTAGTGTCTTAACTCTTTACTATCAGTCTTACCTTCTCTGACAGCTTTAAGTACCTTATAAAAGACACTTACACATTGGTTTACATTAAGATAAGGGTCAGGTTCAATTATGAGTTTATTACCATCAACTATTATTTTCATTTCTCGCTCTCCTTTACCAACCATCAAATAAGAATGCCAAGTTATCTACATTCTCAATATCAAAAACAGGCACTATTGTCTCAATGCCAGAATCGTCAATAATAATTAACGAATTTTTATTATCAAAAATTACTCTCATTTTATACCTCCTATATTCTGGCTACACCTTTGCAGCCTATAATATTTCCCTTTTCATCTCTTACTGTATCGGCAGGAACAAAAAGGTCATTCCTTTTACCTTTACATTCTTCTGCAACAGTTCTACTTACAATGTAGTAAGTACCTTCCTGTTCTTCTGGGAGACCATATACTTCTCCACATTTTATCTCATAAATAGGCAATCCTAATTCTAAATTACCTACTTTTTTCGTTTCAAATGTACATCTAGCCAGTCCTTCTGGTTTCAACACATCAGTTTCTCCATTACTAAGGAATAACTTAATATCATGTGGTGTATAATTCTTTAACATCTTTACCTCCTATTAGTTAATAATTCGTTAATGTTAATGTACAAAAATTACATTTTGTTCAGCACTCTAGTCAGCTAGCCCACGGCTTCCCCTTCCCTTAAAAGCTAAGGGAAGGGGACAGGGGATAGGATTTAGGGTGGGTGGTGGGACTAATGAATAACTTGTCAGCTTTAGCTGACTCAATTAAGGAAAGATGCAAGAAAACCTTTGGTTGTCTTGCCCACGAAAAAAATTTGTCGGCTTTAGCCGACTCAATATAAAGGAAAGGTTAAGGAAAACGTAGTTTTCCTTAAAAATTTTTTGTCTATTTTTTGGACAAAATAAAAAGGGCTTTTCAAGCCCTCTTTTTGATGTATGCAGATAAAATCCGCCGTTTTTCTGCTCGCCGTTCTAGCGAACGGGAGTTTTTTAACTCAAGATAATCCGAAAAAGTCTCAGGATTATTAAGCAAAGAGTTTAAAAACTCCGTCCACTTTAGATTTAAATTGGCTTGCTTTTCCCGAGTGAACCAAACGCTCGGTTCAGGTGGTGTAAAGTCATTGCTAAAATGAAACAGTAGTCTCCTTTGTGTCTGCTTATCTTGTTCATCTTCGGTCAACAACCAAAGTTTATCTAAACAAGCCCTTAGGGCTTCAACGGTCGGGGCCCAGTATGTAGGGCGGTTGTTGATTACCGCCTCTACATATTCGCATACTTGCTGCTCGCTCTCCCCTCCGAATAAAGAGGAGTCTGAAAAATAGCAACTATATCTAAAGTGCATTTAAAAAACTCCCCTTCTCTCTTATACTTTTTTCTATTTCCGCCCGCTTTTCTTCTTCGGCGGCGACTTCTTCATTAAGGGCACTTATGCCCATTTCGCATAACCTCTCCATTTTGGGGAGGTCAACCTTGCATAAAATTCTAATGTTTAAGGATTCTTGCGAATCTGGTTTATACAAGCCCTTTGAAAATCTCGCGATTGTCTTACAATACTTGCCATCGTTAAAATCAATGAAAGCCTGCAAGACTTTCGTTACTTGTTCGGCGTCTATCCAACCCTTAGAATAAAGGTCAGCTGCCGTTGTAACTGCAGAGTATGCAGTTATTTTATCTGCCTTTTTGGCTTCGGGGTTAAAATATCCATCGTAGCCCGTCAAGGCTACAATTAACGCCTTAAAGGCGTCAAAACGTTCTTGCTTCTCTTGTTCTCTAAATTGTTCCATCAATGACATTTTATTGTCTCCTTTCATCAAAATTGTTAATCAAAATCACAAAATCTTTATTGATTTTGTATATCCATAATAACACACAAAAAAACACTTTGCAAGACTTTTTTTCACTTTTTTTTACTTTTTTTGCATTTTTTTACTTGACAAACAAACTTAAAGGGTTTACCATTTAGCCGTGTTTCCCCTTGAGGGGACGGAAGGGGTGAAAAAACTTAAACAAACAACTTAATACAATAACTTAGCGATTCTGGGCTGGATATTTTTCTTTACAGCAATAGTAAAATAATGTGCTAAAATAAATTTAGGTTTAAGTGGTTCTACTGAATAAGTTATTTTCACCACTTGAGCCGCAGGCACAATAGTTCACATTATTTTACGCTGTCAAGAAAAACTTATGCCCAAAATAAGCTTAGTTATTGTATTGCAACTTAATAACTCTTAATGGTTGTTTATGACTCCAAAAGTATAAGAATAAAATAGCTTTTAATGAAGCTTAATACATCTTAATGGATTTTGATAGAACAAGATATGAATTTTGTAAAGTATGGTATAAAAGTAAACATAATCAATATGATAGAATGTATGATATATGATAATTATGTGTACTTAATGTGAGGAGAGGTAATCTACCACCACAACACACACAATACACACACGAGAACTCAATCATTTTTACGAATACTACCTACGCAAAATAACAACATAAAGCTTGTAGGTAGTATGAATGAAAGTGAATACCCCACCCAGTACCCCCCCCTCAAAGCCAAATGGGATACATAGAGGAGAGAGGTACTGGGTGTTTAACCTGAAAAAATAAAAAAAATAAAAAAAAATAAAAAAAATAAATCAAATACTCAACAATATAATATAAGCTAACACATTAGCTGATATTATATTAACAACCAATCAAATGGGTGTTATACTAATCACAGATTACACAGTGGTTGTGTAATCAGTAATTAGTCTCATAAAAGATAGGTAGTAGCTTAATGCTACTACCTAATTGACCTATAAGGAGTGATGTAGTAAGACTGTTTGGATTATGAATATGACTAACAACGAAAGGCAAGTTACTTGCTACATCAGAGATGTGTATAACATATAGAAAGTAGTGAGTCAATAAAAAAATAGACCTATTAAGAAATAGGTCTATTAACATTTATTACTGAATACGATAGGGAATTTACCTCAATTAGTGAGGTAATAGACCAATAAGCCTATTACCTCTGTCTGTTGAGATATGAAAAGAATAGCATTGACAAACTATGTTGTCAATGCTTTTTTGTTTAGAAAAAGAGGTTTTTTATGAAAAAATGTACAAGCCTCACTCCCTGACCACGCACCACTGAAGAGGGGGGTGGGGCTTGTGTATTGAGTTATACACAAAGTATGTTGACTTGTCAAGTAAGAAATGTTATATAATTTATGAAAGGATTAAGAATGAAACAGATAATACCAGCACAAGATATAGAACAGAATGATGTTACATTCCCACTAATGGGTGAGAGATGTAAGAATTATAGTATTATATTGATGATGCAGTTGTATGGTTGCTCTCTTGCACAAGTAGTGCAAGAGACTGGACTTACTGCTAATGAAGTTAATCAGATATGTGATAGTCAAGATTATATGTTTCTTAAACAAACATTGATTAACAACATTAGAAAGTTAGACCAGAAAACTCTCACTGGTAAGATACTGAGAGAAGCTAATGATGCTTTTGACAGAATGACAGAACTTAGTATGAATGCTAAGAAAGAAGACGTTAGATTAGAAGCTAATAAAGATATACTTGATAGAGCTATGCTTACAGGTAGTATAGATAATAGTGATGAATTAAGAATTACATTTGTTAAAAGGAGATAATTATGAATCTGAATGGACTTAATATGTTAAAAGGTGGTACTGCTGTTGCTGCTGAGTTAGAGAAAGTAGAATGCGACCCTAGAATTAAGAGAGAGATATATGAACTAGCTAACAATCAACAACTATTAGGTAAGAAGATAAATGAGTGTATAGATTGTATTGTTATGTTCAGTGATGTAATGAATACATTATTAGGTATTACTGAGAAGATAGAGAATAAGATGTATAAGAAAGAACATCAGTATAAAGAAGATAGTATTAGTGAGATTTAGTAGCGTATGCTTTGTATTGTATGTTACATAGAAGAGAGTCTGCATGTTACATAGAGCGTGTATATTACATGGAAGAGAGCGACGAGGAGCGAACGCAGTGAGGCTCCGCGGAGCGTCTAATCAAAGCAATTAAAGTCTAATCAAAGTAAATAAAGTTTGATTAAAGTAAATAAAGTTTAAAATGAGTAACTGTTATGAGTATAGTAGAAGTTTTCTTAGTTGTTAATTTAGTGTTGTGTGCTGCTATTGTAATTAGTTTGTGGAGGTAGTATGCCTACATTTGAGATAGATGAAGATAGTGTACAGGAGAAAGCATTTAATAGTACAGCTAACATACAGATATTAGCTGGTGGTTTTGGTTGGGGTAAGACAGCACTGTTGTGTGTTAAGTGTATTAAGATAATGATGGATTACCCTGGTTGTTATGGAGCTATTGCAAGGAATACACAGAAGAATCTTGAAGATGTTACATATAAAGAGTTTCTGAAATGGTGTCCTAAAAGTATGATAGAGAAGTATCCTAGTGATAGAGATAGGAAGCTGGTATTTAAGAATGGTAGCTCTGTATTGTTTAGTTACATGAAGTTGAGTAAGAGAAACGATACAGCTACTATGAACTTGTTAGGTGGTACATTTGATTTTATATTTGTTGACCAGTTAGATGACCCAGAGTTTACTTATGAATTGTTCTTACAAATGCAGACTAGGTTGAGAGGTACTGCACAATATGTTGGAGAAGATGCTAATAGACCTAGATACTGTAACTGGTTTATGGCTACTACTAACCCTACACAGAACTGGGTGTATAGGAATCTTGTTAGACCTCTTCAGGTTTGGAAAGAAAGTGGTACAGTGCTTCCTGAGTTAATTGTTAAAGAAGATGAAAAGAAAGAAGGTAAGATTGTACCTGATATTGAGTTGTTTGAAGGTAGTAGTTTAGAGAATAGACATACAGACAGTAAGTATAAAGAGAGGCTGAAGAACATATACAAGGGAAAGATGTATGATAAATATGTTCTTGGTAAATGGGACGTTGGAGAAGATTTAGTATATCCTATGTTCAATTACGCTGTTCACGTTGTTGAAGATTGGAAGATGAAAGAGAAGATTAAAGAGAAACGGAACAAGTATAATATGGCATGGAAAGAGAGTCTTGATTATGGTATAGCTAATCCCAGTTGCTATATGCTAGCTTTCATAGATGAAGATGGTAATGTTAATGTTATAGACGGCTTCTATGAAAGAGAGCTTGATGTAAGAGAGCAAGTTAGAAGAATTAAAGAGATTAGAGAAAAATATGGAGTCAGTAATGATGAGAGAATTATTGCTGACCCAGCTCTGTTTAGAAGAACTGCTGTTGATACTACTGTTGCAGATACTTTCCTGAAGTATGGTGTGTTAATGGAAAGAGGTAACAATAATGTGTTGGGAGGCATTAGCGTAGTTAGCGACTATCTGTATGTAGATAATGGGAGAAAGAATCCATACAGTGAAGAATGGGGTAGCCCAAGACTGTTTATCAGTAATGAGTTGAAGTGGTTTGTAGATGAGATAGTAGATTATAAATGGAAAGAGGGTGGAGACAAACCAGTTGATAAGAACGACCATGCCATGGACGCAATCAAATATATGTTGACTTTTGACGATGATAAACTTAGAATGTTACAGCAACAGGTTAGATTTGAACAGGAGATTAGAAGATGGAGACCAGTGAGTTTGACTTAGAAATGCAGAAGTTAGACGAACCTAACGAAGAGTATGTACCACTGTATAAGATGGTCTCTGATAATAAGATAGCTGTTAGTAAAAAAGAAGGTGTACTCTGGAAAGATAGGCTTGATTTAGCTAGAAAAGAGACTGAAGACTTAAGGAATAGTTGGGACAATATTATTAGGTTCTATAAGGGAGATAATAAACCTAGTGATAATATTGAAGATAAAAGACTCAGAATAGATGAACAGGTTAAGACCTTTGAGAATCTGGTATGGG